TTTTAAATGACGACAACTAAAATTCCGCATTTCGTCAGGCCAATGACTGAAGGCGATCTAAACTTTATTAGAAACTCATGGCTAAAGAGTTACGCCTTGAGCAACTTTAGGCGCTACATGACGCCACAAGTCTATTATTCCGAGCACAGTGACTTGGTAAATGATTTGCTTCCAAAAGCCTCAACTTTACTTGCTTGCGATCCGGAAGATGAAACGCATATTTATGCTTACATTTGCTTTGAGCTTTGTGGCGATGTTTTAGTAATCCATTATTGCTATGTCAAAGAGCTTTACAGAAAGTTAGGACTCGCAAGCAAATTAATCTCATTAATACAAGACAGCGCGTCAAGTTCAGTCACAATAGCGACTCACGCCAATGAACTGTTTCCACCATTAGAAAAAAAGTTCAGGATTATTTATAACCCTTATTTTGTATGGAGAAAAAGAGCATGAGAATTTCAATTTTAAAGATGGCTAACGCAGTTCGAGTAGGAACCGATGACATGGTAACTGTCACAAGCACAGGCGCAGGTTTCGGAAGATTTGAAATTGAAATGCTTGAAGACAAGCTGACTATTTCAATCAAGCATTTGCGTATGGGGACAACTACATACACCACGCTTTATAACGTAATCTATTACCAAAGAGCCGCTGAAACAGAGCGCTTAATTGTAAAATCTAAAGCGGAGGCTCAAAAGCTTGCTGCAACACTCTGATGAGAAAATTCTGTGGGCAAAGCAGGTATTAGAAGCCGCGCAAAAACGCAAGGCTCTATATCCTGTTTTTGTTGACAAGGATTTTAAAGCTCAAGCTAGCTTTATTGCAGACACTGCTAGGAAAAAGGCCGCTATATGTACACGTCGCGCTGGAAAAACCAATGGCGTCGCGCGCATGATGCTCAAAGCGCTGCATGAGTCTCCTAGTGGAGACGTGCTTTACCTTGGTCTGACTAAAAACACTGTGCGCAGGCTCATGTGGGAGCCTATCCTAAAGCCTCTTAATCGCTCTCTTGGTATCAATGCGGAACCAAATGAGACAACGATGAACCTAAAGCTTAGCGAAACGTCGCATATCTATTGCCTTGGTGCCGATGCTGATGAGCAAGAAATGCAAAAGCTTTTGGGCGGTAAGTATAAACTTGTGGTTATCGATGAGGCACAGTCTTTTAGGATTGATATGCATAAGCTAGTCAATCAAGTTCTTCGTGCCGCGCTATCTGACTTAAGAGGCACAATTTGCCTGACTGGTACTCCGGATGACCTGACGCATGGCCTATTCTATGACATTACCCGTCAAGATGGCCGCAGGCTTAATGGGTGGTCAGTGCATGAATGGTCTGCTGATGATAACCCTTACATGAAAAGCGCTTGGTCTGATGAGATAAAAGAGATTGAATTAGAACACCCACTGGCTCATGAGCTGCCTTGGTTTCAGCGCATGTATCTTGGGCAATGGGTTACTGATAGCGACGCCCTTGTGTACAAGTTTAATAGCACGCTAAACACTGTTTCAAAGCTTCCTGACCAAGAATATACTTATGTTCTCGGCATAGATTTGGGCTTTAATGATGCCAGTGCCTTCACGCTCTTTGCTTATACTGACAAAGATCCTTGTTTATATATTGTCGAGAATACAAAGTACGCGGGATTGATTGTCGCGGAAGTTGCTCAAATCATAAAAAACTACAGAGATAAGTATCAAATCAGCTACTTTCCATGCGATCCTGCCAGCAAACAGGTTGTGGAAGAACTAAAACAGCGCTACGGTATTCCCCTAACATCAGCCGAAAAAAGTGAAAAAGACAGATACATTGAAATGATGAATAGTGATTTTCGTCAAAGCTTAATCAAGCTTGTTGATGGGGACACTAAAACGCTTCAAGAGGAATATCACGGTTTAATTTGGGACAAGATTGCAGCTCGGAGGCTTGAGCATCCTAGTTGTAAAAATGATGCCGCTGATTCTGCATTGTATGGCTGGCGCTTGTGTAGGCAGTATTTATACGTGTCAAATATTAAGAAAAATAAACCAATTGAGGAGCGTATTGACGACTTTTGGGACAATGAAGCCGAAAAGTTAGAAATAGAATCAAGAAAACCATTCTTTGAAAGGACAACAGCATGACCGCGCAAGAATCACCGACTCTCCAGGGTAATATCGTGACAGTTGAGCTACTAGATAGTTTGTTTGAGACAATGAAAAAGCACAAGGTTGCTCATTTAAAGATGAGTAATATGGAGATTGCTCTTTCGCCCTCAGCATTCTTTGAGACGTTTACAGACGCGCCACCACTTCCGGGCAACCAAACAACCTTTCCAGAACTATATTGAGGTGAAAAATGGCTAATCCAACAATTCCAGTTCAGCATTATAGCACTATGTCGCCAGCAGAATTCGAGCTAAAAGTAAAATGGTGGGAACAACCCGAGGCAAACATTTGCCGCCATGTCTTTGGTATCGTAAAGCGTATAGTTTCTAATCAAAACTACAGGCAAATTATGAATCTTCGCCATGCGCGTCTCTATGCAAACATGGAAATTATGGGACTTCAGGCAGGGCAGTTTGCCCGCGCTTCTAGTGCTGACAACTACATGACTAACCGCGTCACACTAAACGTAGTTAAGAGCTGTATTGATTCTGCTACTAGCAAAATAGCAAAGAGTCGCCCGCGTCCTTTGTTTTTGACTATGGACGGCAACGCAACGCTGCAGTTTAAAGCAAAGAAGCTGACAAAGTATCTGGATGGCTGGTTTGACGCTGCAAATGTATACGACTACGGCGCTCAAGCATTTAGGGATGGCTGTATCTTTGGATTTGGCGCTCTAAAAATGTTTATTGACGGTGATAAAAAGCAAGTCAAACTTGAGAGAACATTGCCTGATGAAATTATTGTCGATGAGGCTGAGGGTCGTTACGGCCATCCTCGCCAATTGCATCAAAAGAGAGATGTTCCACGTGAAAAACTTTTAGATATGTTTCCTGATCATGAGCAAGCAATTAGAGCGGCGCATGTCGATTACAATCAAACAACTTACGCAATGTCGACTGCTGATGTTGTTGAAGTAGTAGAGTCTTGGCATTTACCAACGTCAAGCACTGCTAAAGACGGTTTGCACACAATTTGCGTAGAAAATTGCACGCTATTTTCTGAGCCTTGGGAAAAAGACTACTTTCCTTTTGTGTTTTTCCGCTGGCTTCCTAGGATTGTCGGGTTCTATGGTCAAGGTCTGGCTGAGGAGCTGCTTGGTATACAGCTTGAGATTAATAAGATCTTACGTACTATTCAATTAGCGCAACATTTAATGAGTGTGCCGAGATTCCTTGTTGAGAACTCTTCTAAGGTGGTTTCAACTCATTTGAATAACGATGTTGGTGCTATTGTGCGTTACACGGGGACGCCACCACAACCAATGGTTTCCGGAGCAATGGCCCCTGAGATTTACAACCATTTAGAGAATCTATACCGCAAGGCTTATGAGATTACGGGTGTCAGTCAGATGAGTGCGCAATCTAATAAACCGGCTGGTGTAACTGCAGCTGTTGCAATGCGTGAGATGTCAGACATTGAAACAGAACGCTTTGCTGTCATTGCCCAATCTTGGGAGAAGTTTTATATGGACATTGCCAAGATGGCTATAGACTTTACACGAGATCTTTCTGAAGCCGTTCCTGATTTAAACGTCAAGGCTAAAGGCGGCAAATTTATTAGCTCAATTAAATGGACAGATGTTGATCTTGATGAGGATCAATATGTAATGCGCGTGTTCCCGACTAACATGCTTCCAACAAAGCCAGAGGGCAAGTTGCAAACGGTTCAGGAGCTTATCCAAGCTGGTTTTCTTAGCAAAGAAGAAGGTATGGAACTGCTAGACTTTCCAGACACTGATAGATTTTTTAGTCTTAAGAATTCAAATGTTGAAAATATCATGCTGATGATTGAACGAATGGTTGAAGATGGCGAGTATATGGCTCCAGAGCCTTATATGAATCTTAAAATGGCTAAAGATATAGCTCAGTCTGCCTACTTGAAGTACAAAAACCAGAATTCTCCTGAGCATCGCCTTGAATTGCTAAGACGGTTTATTGATATGTGCCAAGACCAGCTTGGTATTGCAACTGCTGCGGCCATGCCACCACCTGCGCCAATTGCTACGCCCCAAGCCGCCCCACAAAA